GCGGGGTTTGCGGGGTGTAACTTCGACGCTGCGAATCCGATCGCGGGAGACTATGCGATTGCCAGCACGACGCAGGCGGGGAAGTGCCACGACACTGGATCAACGACGCGCCCGACCGGGGTGCAAGCGATCGGGCGGATTGAAGGTGGTGGGGTGCGAGTGAGTCTTGGACCTCCGAGCGGGAGCGGCGGAGGCGGGGCGGTCACGTCGGTATTTGGACGCACCGGCGCGGTGGCAGCTGCGACTGGCGACTATTCCGTATCGCAAGTTACAGGGGCGGCTACGGACTCGGCGGTCGTCCACCTGGCAGGCACGGAGACGATAACTGGATCGAAGACATTTGCCAGCGACGTAACACTTAGCGGGAACCTGAATGTCGCGGGGAACATCAACCAAACGAACGCAGGGCCGACACAGTGGTCGGGCAACGAGTGGACGGGAACGACAGTTACAGTGCCGAGCGGGATGGCTTTCTCGCTGGGAGTTGGGTCGGACAACACGTTTAAGTGCCAGTTAGCGAGCGGGGTGTCGTGCATGGCCGCGGGCGCAGTGACTTCGGTATTTGGACGGACGGGGGCAGTCGTGGCCGCGAGCGGAGATTATACGGCGACGATGATCGGGCTTGGGAACGTGACCAACAACGCCCAGACACAGGCAGCGATCATGCCAAACACGGCCCCGAGTGCAGGTCAGTTTCCCGTTGGCAATTCTGGTGGTACTGCCTACGCGCCTCAGTCGCTATCGGGAGATTGCACACTTGCTTCGACTGGGGTTATTACCTGCACGAAGACGAACGGGACAGCTTTTGGGACGGGCGCCACGGCAACAATCGCCAATTATGTGCCCACTGCGACCACGGTCAATGGTCATGCGCTTTCGGCGAATGTGACGATTTCGGCTTCCGATCTGACGACGGGCACATTGCCACATGCGGAGTTGCCGGCGCTGGTGTCAGGCGACATCCCGAACAACGCGGCGAACACTACGGGCACGGCGGCAAACCTTAGCGGGACGCCCGTGCTTCCGAACGGGACGACGGCGACGACGCAGAACGTGGGGGACAACAGCGCGAAGTTGGCGACGGACGCCTATGTGGCGTCCAGCGTAATTTCCGGCGCTACACAGTTCGTTCCCTTCGCCGGGTATAGCACGAGCAATCAGGCGGTGTTTCCAACATCTGGCAGCACGGCGGCTGTCTGGCAGTTCACGGTCCCATTCGCGGTTACAACTACAAAGGTATCTTACAAAGCCGGGACGACGGCAGACAATACCGCAAACACATACGAGATTGGCGTTTACAACTCCAGCGGCGCGCTGGTGTTGTCGTATCAGGCGGCGGGCACATCTTTCGCGCCAACCGCTTCCACCATTTACAGGCAGAGCTGGTCGCAGGGAGCCACGACACTCGGGCCGGGCAAGTACTACCTGGCGTTGAGCAGCGGCTGCACGTCGTCCTGTGCGACCTTCTATGCCAGCGGCGGTACGACCGTCACCTATTATTCGAATACCGCCGCTTCTTCGGTAGCTTCCGGGGGGACGCTGGCTTCTTCGATCACCGCTCCCGGTACGGGATTTGAAAGTTTCAGCGCAAACGCGCTCTCGGTGATATTCGAGTAAGTTCCGTGCTTGTGGCCGAGCAGAAAAGACGACCGTCGGAGATGTCATCGTTCTCCCGGCGAATAACGTTGTAGTCCCCAACTTTTACCCCGGCAATAAGGACACCATGATCAAACGAGTGTTATTGCTTCTATTCCTAGGAGCGCCGCTGGCGCGCGCCTCGAATTACTACGTCGATTGCAATTATGGGGCGAATGGAAATCCGGGGACTAGCCCACAACAGGCATGGCGCACGCTGCTGAAAGTGGGGATCTACCCCAATTTCCAGCCGGGGGACACGATCAACTTGCTGCGAGACTGTACGTGGAACGAAACACTGACTCCGCCGTCGAGCGGAACGAACCCGGCGACGGGCGGCGCGCTGATCAAGATCGACAGCTATGGCAATGGGCAGCCGCCGCACTTGACGGGACGGATGCCGATCGCGGCGCAGTGGTGGACGCAGGTGGGAAGTTCGAACGTGTGGTCGGCAACGCTGTACTCGGCGACCAGCGGGCTGGCGAATGTGGTGCAGTGCGGGATCCGTGGGTTCTATTGCCTAACACAGGCGCCATCGCAGATAGAGTATGTACGGTTCGGGACGGCGTGGGGAACGGCGCAGGGGAGCGAGGCGGCGCTTGGCCAGGACCGGGACTTTTGGTACGACGCGACGAATTACATTTTATATGTGTACAGCGCTGGCGGGAATCCGGCGACGCACTACTCGACGGTAGCGCCGATTGTGCTGAGCGGCGAGACGGTGCTGAATTTGAATGGGGTATCGTGGCTGGAAATTCAGCACCTGCAGATCGACTGGTTTGACAGCTACGGAGTGCAGGTGCAGGGGGCGAGCGACCATATTTGGCTGGCGAACTTGGCGGCGAACAGTGAAGTGGAGAACAGCACGGTGCCATTGGGGTTCTATGTGCAACCGACGGGAACGCCGGTGGACATCCATCTGTATAACACCGACGCCAATATGAATTATGTGGGCTACCACTTCGATGGATGCATCAGCGGCGGGTGCGTGTTTGAGATCAAGAACTGCCGGGCATACGGAAATCGCACATACGGGATTGTCGATAACGTGCAGGGGGCGGTGAGTTACGACTACTGCCATCTGTATGGGAATTACCTGGCGACGGCGCTCGCGGTGGATGTTTCGGGAACGCCGGGGCCGACGCCAGGAGCGAATAACATCCCGGCCGAGACGCCGCCGTGGGTCCGGGCGTGGCAACGATGGCCGGCGTATACGACAGTGAGTTATGACGATCCCGGACTGGTGCAGTACAGCGATACTTATGTCAACGGGCTGCTGCCGATGATGACCGCCAAGTCGGTACCACTTTCGATTGCGGTGGTCACGAACGGGACTTATTCGCAGTCGATCATCGGCGAGGTGCAGGGCTGGATCGAGGCGGGATGGGACATCAACACGCACTCGGTCTCGCATCAATACTGGAGTCCGCCTTCGACGACGGCTTGCGACGATGTCAACGGGCCAATTCCCTGCGACGCGTTTCTGCTGGCATACGCCGGACCGGGCACATACACGATGAGCATCACGCACAGCGGCGAGGGCGGGAACCTAACGCTGACGACGACGCCGTACGATGCGACGTGCTACCACTCGTGGGACCTGACACCGGTGGCGCCGGGGGGAACGGCTGGGGTAGGGCAAATCGACACGCTCGCCAATATAGTGGCCACGCTGGAGGAACAGCCGGATTGCTATACGGTGGGTGCGAGCGCATACAACAACCAGTTCGCGAAAGCGCGGGCGCACGCTTATTCGTTGGCGGACACGCTTTCGAGTCCAGGAGTAGCAGGCCCGATGACGCTGCCGTCCACGCTGCCAGCGGCATCGGCTTGCACGACGGTCCCTTCGACGCCGGGCTGCGTGCTGTTCGACGAAACGAACATGGAAAGCGACGAGATGACGTGGGCGTTGTCGTGGTTTAAGCAAAACCTAGCGGGGCTTTCGGGACTGAACCTGAGCAACCTGGTCTATGTTATGCCGGGCACTTATGGGGATGCGCTGACGGAAAACATCGCCAACGGACTTGGATTCAAGGGCGTGCGGGGGACTGGGTCATTGAGTTCCACGTGGGTACGGGGTGGAGCCGATACGACACTGGCGAAGGGCTATGACGTATTCAATATTTTGAGCCAGGGGATCGTGCCCAACTACCAAGGACTTAGTTATCAGCAGATGCGGAACCGGGTGAGGCAGGATGTATTCAAGAACGCGCTGTGGGGAAGGCCGATCGGGTACTTCTGGCACGTGAACGAGTTGCGTCCGGATGAAGTGGAGAATTTCATGGATGCGCTGGTGCAGGGAGGGGCGACGCTGGAATCGAATACGCAGATGGTGAATCTGTTGCTGGCTTGCCAGGCGAACGATGTAGTGCCTTCGGGTTATGTGGCAGGGAGTTACTACGTGTGTGGCGGGAGTGGGGCGGAGACGGATTTTCGGCCGACGGTGAATTCACCGGACAAGGTCAAGGATGGTGGCTTGCCTCTGGGGGCGGAGTATCAGTACGACTTAATGGGAATCAAACAGAATTCTTTTGGCGCGGGATGGGGGATAGGAGCGTACGCGTATGTGCCGGAGAATTTCAGCGCCACGCATTGAAAAAGGACTCTTCAGGAGGGTCGCGGCAGTTGGCAGTGTCTATCGGAAGTTTTCAGTGGGGTCCGACAAAAGTCAAGAGCTTGAACCACAGAGGACACAGAGAAGCACAGAGGGGAACCTGCGGGAACTTATACCGCCTGTTAGAGGATGGCGGGTGCGATGCCGGAATTGACGCCTGGGTACTTGTTGGACTTAGGAAAGAAGCTGGATGAACTGAGGAGAGGCCTACGACCGGGTCGGGAAGAAACGGAGCGGGACAGTTTCATCGAAGAATTTCTGAGGATCCGGACAAAGACGGCGAATCGGGCGTGTTTCATAATGAACCGGGCGCAGGAGAGATACTCCGGGGATGTCTGGAAGAAGAAAGCCAAGCAGAATGTGGTGCTGAAGGCGCGGCAGGTGGGGGTCACGACGTACATCGCGGCGAGGTTCTTCGCGCAGACGATCACGCAGCCGGGGACGCTGAGCATGCAGGTGACGCAGGACAGGGAGTCGGCGGAGGACATTTTTAGGATCGTGAGGCGGTTCTGGGAGAACTTGCCGGACGAGGCGCGGAAAGGGTATTTGCGGACATCGCACAAGAATGCGCGGCAGTTGGTGTTTCCGGAATTGGACAGCGAGTACTGCCTGGCGGCGGCGGCGGAGAATGCGGGACGGGGACGGACGATCCAGAATCTGCACTGCTCGGAGGTTTCACGTTGGGGCCGAGAAGGCGAAGAAGCGCTGGCATCGTTGCGGGCGGCAGTGGTGCCTGGTGGCGATATTGTGCTGGAGTCGACGCCGAACGGGGCGGGGGGACTTTTCTACGAGGAGTGGCAGCGGGCGGAAGAGACGGGATACACGCGGCACTTTTTTCCGTGGTGGTATGACGAAGCCTACGCGATAGAGCCGGGGCCGAATTTTCCGCCGCTCACAGAAGAAGAAGCCGAACTGAGGAAGCTCCACGAGCTGACCGATCGACAAATTGCATGGCGCCGGAGACAGTGGGCATCGTTGAGGGGGCTGGCGGTGCAGGAATATGCCGAGGACCCGGTGTCGTGCTTCCGGGCGTCGGGAGAATGCGTGTTCGACATGGGGGCGGTGGAGGAGGCGCTGCGCGGCGCGAGCGAAGGGTTGGAGGTGCGCGATAACAAGCGGCTGACGATTTGGCTGCCGGCACGGCCGGGACGGGAGTACGTGATGGGGGTAGATCCGGCAGGAGGTGGGGTGGATGGCGATTATTCGTGCGCGGAAGTGATCGATCGGAAGATAGGAACGCAATGCGCGGAGTTGCATGGGCATTGGCCTCCGCAGGAGTTGGCGCATAAGGTGGTGGAGCTGGGGAAGGAATACAACACGGCGCTGGTGGCGGTAGAGAGGAACAATCACGGGTACGGAGTGCTGGCGCACCTGAGGATTCTAGGGTATCCAGAGGTATTTGTGCAGAAGGGGGAGGATGGGTGGTGGACGTCGGCGGTGAGCCGTCCGGCGATGATCGAGAACCTGGCATCGGCGCTGATGGAGGAGCCGGGGCTGTTCAGGAGTGCGCGGCTGTTGAATGAGTGCCGGACGTTCGTGAGGTATGCGGACGGGAACACAGGGGCGGTTTCAGGAACGCATGACGATTGCGTGATGGCAATGGCGATTGCGTGGGCGGTGCGGATGGCGGAGGCGGGGCGGTGGACGAAGCGTCCGATGGGATGAGAAAGCGTAGCGGAAAAGTGAACATTCGGGATGTGGCGGCGGTCACAGGCAGGGGGCTGGACAGGGGGTAGAGTGCTTGTGGCGGAGAGCTAGCCGTCAGCCATCAGATAAGGCGTTCGGCGTTTGCGGCGGAGAAGGCTTGGGTTAGGAATAGCGATCCCGCGATAAGGAAGCCGGGTTCTTCGGAAGCCGGAGACGGGGCAAGCCCCGTCTCTACACGAGATCTGGTTGAGTCATGCCAACAGCGGCAGTTCAACACGTAAAAAGGATGCGGGGCGGAGCGCAGGGGCATTTGATGCGCTGCGACGATGGGCACTACTACGTGGTGAAGTTTCGAAACAATCCGCAGCACGAGCGGGTGTTGGCGAATGAGTTTTTGGCGACGCGGCTGGCGGAACGAGTGGGACTGCCGGTGCCGGCGGCGGAGGTGGTGGAGGTCCCGAGGTGGTTGGTGGAGCATACGGCGGAACTGACTATTGTGCTGGGGAGCAGTGTTATACAGGTGGAAGCGGGACTACAGTTCGGGTCGCGGTATGTGGTGAGTCCGGTGGAAGGGCAGGTGCTGGATTACCTGCCTCCGGAGATGCTGGACCGGGTGAGGAACCTGGATACGTTCACGGGGATATTGGCGCTGGATAAATGGACTTGCAATGCGGATGGGCGGCAGGCGGCGTTTTGGCGTAAGCTGCGGGAGAAGAAGTACTCGGCGTCGTTCATCGATCAGGGGTATTGCTTCAATGCGGGGGAGTGGACGTTTCCTGATTTTCCTTTGCGCGGGGTGTATCCGAGGAATGAAGTTTATGCGCGAGTGAGTGGGTGGGAGTCGTTTGAGCCGTGGTTGTCGCGCATTGAGAAGCTGGATGAAGATGCGATCTGGCGAGTGGCGGGAGAGATACCTCCAGCATGGTATGGCGGGTCATGGGATGAGTTGGAGGGGCTGGTGCAGCGGCTGATCGAGAGGAAGACGATGGTGCGGGAGTTGATTTTGGCGTTTCGAGGGTCGCCGCGGAGGCCGTTTCCGGAGTGGGGGGAGTGAGGCGTAGGGAGCATCTTACTAACCGCGGAGTTTGCCGAGAATGCGGAGAAGTGCTTGAACCACGGGGGGACACAGAGGTACACAGGGGATTGGACTGATAACTGATGGCTGACGGCTGATGGCTGATAAGAGACAACTCGAACTTTATCTGCTGCGATTTTTGCCGCATGCTCTGCGGGACGATTTCGTAACGGTGGGATTGTTGCTGATGGAGAGCGACGGGGGATTTGCCGAAGTGCGGTTTACGCGGGACTGGAGGATGCTGCAGTGCGTGGCTCCGGATGTGGAGTTGGAGTGGTTTGAGATGGTGGAGCGCGAGATCCGGGGAAGGCTGGGGAGCTTGCGGCGGCGCGAAGAACTAATGGAGTTGATGAACGAGAGATTCGGGACGATGCTGGATGTGGCGCCGACGAAGGCGGTGCTGACGGAAGATCCGGCACAAGAGATGGAAGTGCTGACTGCGATGTATCTGGTTCCGATGGGACGAGGCGAGCGAGCGCAGCAGCGAACGGGGCGAGGGGCGATTGTAAGCACGATGAGAGATGCGTTCGCGGAAGCGGGTGTCTTGGAGTTGATGCAGAGAGATTTGGACGTGGTGAAGTACACGGGGCAGGGAGATCCGTTCCGGATCGATTTTGGATATCGGGTGGGGAGCGCGGTGAAGATGTTCCACGCGGTGTCGGTGGCGGCGAATGTGGACCAAGCGCTGGCGCTGGGATATCGTTACTCGCGAGTTGAGGCGGGTATGAGGCGGGAGCAATTGCAGGCATCGTTGACGGCGGTGGTGGAGCAGGGAATGGCGTTGCAGGAAGAGAAGACGCGGTTCGCGATGGAGATGCTGGAGCAGAGTTCGGTGCGGGTGAGAACGGTGGGGGAGATGGCGGAGATCGCGGACGAGGTGAGGCGGGAACTGCGGGCGTGAGGGTATAGCCGTCAGCTATCAGCCGTCAGGAAAAGCAGGTCCTTCGCTGCGCTCAGGATGACAACTTATAAGGTTAGCGTATTGCTTACGGCATGGCGAAAGCTGTGCCGTTTTATTTTGGGGGATCATTACCACAGGGGACACAGAGTTACACGGGGGAAAGCGACTTAGGAATTATCGGATTACGAGACGGAGTGCTTTGAGAGGACAGCCTGCAGCGGCTAACGCCGCTTGTGTGTGGTGGTCTAACGGCATGGTTGAAACCATGCCCCTTTAAAACGAGACGGGGAGATCATGAACATACGAGAGAGAGTGCGCGGCGCGATGCGCCGGGTGGGAGACGTGTCGTTGCGGGAGTGGGTGACCACGAATTTGTTTGCCAGGCGTGATGGGCGGCGGACGGTGGGAGCGGGGTCGAACCTGGCCCCGTTCTCGTCGCCGAGTTTTTCGCGGGCAGGGGCGTCGGCGCAACACACTCTGGTGCCGAAGCCGACGCCGGCGAACCTGCGGAGATTTGCGGAGACGCCGGTGGCGCGGCGAGCGATCAACGTAATTAAGGACCGGATTGTGGGAATGCGCTGGCGGATACAACCGCGGCGGGGGCGGGTGCTAGAGCAGCTTCCGGATGGGGCGCAGCGGATTCAGGTGCTGACGGAGAATTTCGAGGCGCCGAATCCAGACGATTCGTTCCGTTCGCTTGTGGAACAGGTGTTGGAGGATGTGATCGTCGGGGGATTTGGGGCGATCGAGCTGGATTTGGTTGACGGATGGACCTTGGGCTCTACCGACAAGCTGCCTCTAGTGATGTGGCCGGTGGATGGGGCGACGATCCGAATCATGACGGATTGGGATGGGCGTCCGGATTCTCCGAGATATGCGCAGGTTACAGGGTTATATGGGGCGGATGGGCAGATCGTATTGAACGATAACGAGCTGAGTTACATACGGCTGAATCCGCGGACGCATACGCCGTTCGGGCTGGGGCGGGTGGAGGTGGCGTTCGAAACGATCAATGCGTTCTTGAGCGCGTACCGGTATGCGGGGCGGCTGGCTTCGAATTCTGTGGTGCAGTATGCGCTGTGGATACAGGGCCTGACGCCGACCCATCATGAACGGCTGATCCGGTGGTGGCAGGACGAGATCGAGGGGACGGGGCGGGTGCCGATTTTGTCGGCGGAGTCGAAGCCGGAGGTGCTGCGGTTTGGGGCGGGGACGGATGCGGACCTGCGGCTGGCGTGGCAGGAATTTCTGGTGAGGATCATCGCGAATGCGTTCGATCTGCCGGCGCAGTTCTTGGGATTAGAGCAGGATGTGAACCGGGCGACGGCTGGGGAGATGAGCGACTTGGGGTTCCGTTCGGCGATCGTTCCGACGGCGCGGCTGGTGGCGGAATATCTGACGCGGGATGCGATTGCGAAGAGGCTGGGGTGGACGGACCTGGAGTTTGTATTCACCGACGTGGATGCGCAAGACGAAATGGAGCAGGCGCAGATCGACGAGATACTGCTGCGCAATGGGGTGATGACGGTGAATGAGGTGAGACGGGCGCGGGGGTTGGCCGAGATTATATAGAGCAGGTCTTAGGTCTCAGGTCGCAGGTGTCAGGTCTCAGGTCTCAGGAACAAAGCTGAGCCGCCTTTGACTTTCCTGAGACCTAACACCTGAGACCTAACACCTAACACCTAACACCTAACACCTGAGACCTGGTTAGTGAGGAGACAAGAGATGGGATTGTCACTGGAGTCGATGGCGATCGAGATGCCGGCAGTGCATGGGCATCCGAACCGGGCGGCATTTCGGGGAGTATTGACGGTGGTCGATGTGGCGTCGGACAAGTCGCCGTCGGGGGCGCGAGGGCATCGAGTAATGCTGACGCGGGGGGCGGCGGAGGCGGCGATACCGTCGCTGCTGGGAATGGGGCTGGATTACTCGCCGGCGCTGGACCGACACGACGCGCGGCGGAAGATTGGGGTGATCACGCGAGCTGAAATCGTGGGACGGACGATTGAAGTGAGCGGATTCTTGTATGCGCGGGATTTTCCGGAGATTGTGGCGGAGATTGGCAGACCGGGGCGGAGGGGAGCGGCGGTTTCCGCGGAGCTGGCGAGCACGGACGGAAATGTCCGCGCAACACGCGCGGGGCTAGGGATGTCGTATGAGATAGCAGATGCACTGGTGGAAGACATCCAAGCCAGCGTGTGGGTGCTGAACCGGGTGACGTTTACGGGGGCAGCGGTGCTGCGGCGAGATAAGGCGGCGTATTGCGCGACGTGGATCGAGCTGGGGTAAGTGGAGCGACGACTAACCGGGTGGGGAAAAGCAGTTCCTAAGCAGAGAGCGTGACCTCAGCGGCTAAAGCCACACTCAAACCAATCCGACTATCGCAGCGATGAATCGCTGCGCCACCCAAAACAAAATAGAATATCGAGTTTTTCAGCAACCCGCACGAGCGTGGTTGATTTTGAGGTTTTACGGTATCGCTACGGCGATACGCCGGTACGAAACAAACGATACGAAATAAATCAGGGAGGCAAGAGGAATGAACGAAGAAATGGTGCAGCAGATGATGGCGGCGGCGGAACGACTGGCGGCAGCCACGGAGACGCTCGATCGCGTATTGGGGAAACTGGATGCGCAGCAGGAGATGCTGAATGCGAAAGTGGACCGGATTGTGGCGGCGGTCGAGGAGAGCGTTACACAAACCAGCGAGCGGCGCCAGGGGGAAGAAACTGGAGCCGGCTTGCAGCAGCGTGTTGTGGAGTTGGAGAAGTCGAATGCAGATCTGAAAGCGCAGGCGTCGCGGATGGCGCGGAAGACGCTGTCACCGGTGGTTTCGGCGCTGATCGGAAAGAACGAGATCGAAGGCGAACGGCTGAATCCGGGGATGCTGAACAAGACGCTGGCGTCGTTGAGCGTGGAACAGCGGATCGCGGTAAAAGCGGAGTTGGCGCGGGCGGGGATGATCGAGTAAGTCGCCGCAGGGGGTCAGCCGCCGGTCTTTCGAAGCGCGAGTTGCTTGCGTTTATGTTTAGACGAATAAGACACTCTCATTTGGAAAGAACGCGAATGAATGGGTCCACCGGCGGGAATTGCAAGGCAGAACATCTATTGTGCGGAACGCGAGTGCAACGTCGGACCGATCGCGTGCTGCACCAAGTATTACACAACCCTATTCGCGCGTTGGACGCGCACAACAATACAAAACTTCGTAACAGGAGGCACTACCATGGCCAACAGCACACAAGTCGAAACCGACCTCGCAACCTTCGCAAAATCCACTTTTACCGCCGCCAGCCTGCTGAAATCGGCAGGGCACGGCATGGACCTTATCGGCATCGCAAACAGTGCGATGGTTGCCGGGTGCGATCTAAAGCACATTCTGATGGTGATCGTAGCGGATGGCCTCGATCCCGCCGACCCCGCATTGACCCTCGCCAATAACATTCTTGGGACGCTTTCCTAAAAGGCACGATCCAGCGGCTGGGGAGTATTGGTCGATTGGACGCGAATTCGTTCGCGTCTTTTTAATTGGGTGGATTAACCCAATTCCACGCAAGGAACGGGAAAGAGCTGGGCATCCGGAAATACATAGGTCCTTCGCTCCGCTCAGGATGACAAGGAGCAGGGAAACGGAAAGATAACGTGCAGTAATAACTCAATTGAGGAGATGACATGAAAGCGACTTTTTTGGATTTGCATGCAGCGGCGGACTTTCTGGGGCCGGGCGCGATCGAAATCAACCGGTATCAGACCGAGATCACGGACATCGTGCGGCGTCGCGGTGTGTTTGGACAACGGGTGAAGCAGGTGCCAGCGACGGGACAGCCATCGAGGTTCTTCGAGGAAACGGCGATTGCGTCGCCAACGGCGGCACAGGCGTTCGTGGATCCGCGGAACATTACGCCGACGCTACAATCGCCGACGCGAGTGGAGCGCAGCGTTCCGCTGAAGGCGCTGGTTTCACAGATCGATTACAGCCTGTTCGACGTAGAGGTGGGGGCACAGCAAAGCCAGTTCGCATATCTGCAAGCGAAGGACCTGGCCGATGCGGTAGATGGGCTCTTGCGCACGCACGATGTGGCGCTGTGGAACGGCAACGACACCTCGCTGAGCACGCCAACGACGTCGCAGTATTTCGGCGCGATCGGGCAGATTGAGGCGGGGGGCAACAGCGTAGCAATCACCACCGGAACAGGGGTGAGCATCGTGAACACACTGAAGACCACGGTTGCACAGATGGTCTCCAGTTCGTCGTACGAGGTGCGGCCAACGGCGATTTATGCGAATCCGATGCTGCTCGACTTGATCGACCAGGAGATGAAGGCGGAGTTCAACGTAGTGCTCTCGACGACACAGATCACGGGTGGACTTACAGTGAAGACCCTGAGCACGCAAGCGGGCGATTTGCCGCTGATACCGGAGTGGGCGCTGCCTTATTCGGGCACACTGGGGAGCGGCGCGGTGCTTCCGGCGTATATCGTGACCGAGGACCTAATCGAGTACCACTGGTTGACAGACCCGAATCCACGGGTATTCAAGCTGGGGCTGCCGAGCGCGTTGACGACGCAAAGCGTAGTGGTGAAGTTTGGCGGCGTGGTGGTGAAGGGTGCGTCGTATGCACACTACGAAGTCAAAGTGACGCACTAGTCGAATGCTGGGGAAACTCCCACTCATCGCAAAGCGCGCGATGAGTGGGGCACCCGGCCATCAATCCAAAGTTATCTGCAACCAAGAACTGGAAAGCGATCATGAATTATTTGCAACCATCGGAATACGAGGCGTATGGGCTGGAAGCGACGACTGCTCTGGCGTGGGTAACGGCGGCGTCGGCAATGATCGATGCGCATTGCCGAAGGACCACGCTCGGGACCAATCAGTACACGGAGCGGTTGCGAACGGACAACGGACAAAGGCCGGTGCAGCTTACGTATTTGCCGCTGAATCCGGTGGCGCCGGCGACATCGCCGATTGTGTCGGCGCGGGCGCGGTATGCGACGCCGCGGCGGGGCGAGATGGAGTATGAAGCGGACATGTGGGACATCGCTCTCGCGTTTGGGATACCGGGAACGTGGGTGGACTTTGACGTGGCGAACCTGGACGTGTTTGCGGAGACGGGAGAAGTCACATTTCCGGTGAATGTGATGGGGTGGTCGTTCAACGAAATCGAGATTGTGTATACGGCCGGGTTCGATGTGTTTCCCGACCCGGTCAAGATAGCGTGCGCGCAATTGGTGAAGAATGCGCAGGCCACGCCGGCGCTGAACGTGAAGAAAAATGTTGTCCCGGACGGAATGCAAATTTGGTACTTCTCCGATTCGCTGCTGGATGCAACGGTGCAGGAGCTGCTGGCGCCTTTTGTGGCGCAGAAAGTGGGATGACGATGACGGGAATTTCTGCATTAGCGGCGGCGCGCGCGGCGGATGCCGTGATACGAACGCTGGGCGGGACGGAAGTTACTCTGCTGTTTGCGGCAGCGGGACTGCCGGGCGAAGCAGTGGCGGAACTCGGCCTGGTGGATCCGGGAGTAGAGCAAGCATTGATCGGGCCGGTAATAGTCCGGGAGTTAAATACGGAGAACGCCGGTCCACGGCGGAGAATCGAGTTGCTGGCGGGATGGTCGGCGATGGCGGAGCAGGTAAGTCAGCGGAATGTGGCGTCGGCGGAGGTGTTGTTCGAGACGGCGTTGGGATTGGTGTACCGCGGAGAAATGTTTCACATTCAGGGGTTTGTTGTCGAGCGACTGGCGGGTGTGGCGTATTTGTACCGGGTGGCAGCAATGGCGTGAGGCAAAGGCATCGGGTGATCGGATCATCTAAAGAGTGTGCTCTTGAGATTCGATCCTTTGACGACTCCCGATTTGTAAGCTCAGGCCTAAAGGCCAATTCCTCGAATAAAACTAAGTTACTGCGACGGTAGCGACTTACCAGGGACTAACAGGAGAAATATGCAGGCGGCGAAAGACAGTTTTTACATGGCGCTGCGGGCGCGGCTGACGGCGTTGAATCCGGCGCGAACGATGGCGATCGACGGCGTCACAGTGCCAGCGATCGTAGTCCGAGAAAACATGGAGCCAAGGTTTGGGGAAGCGCAGCCGGGAGTGTTCTATTTGGACTTTGGCGACATTTTGATTGCGGAGAGCGCGCATCCGATGCTGGGAGTGGATTGCCACATCTGGTACGCAAGCGAAGGCAGCGGCGGAACGGGAGTGGATCGAGGGCGCGCGCTGGCAGAGATGGACGACGAGTTGCTTGGAATCTGCGATCCGCCGCATACGGAAATGCAGGATTACAGCCAGACTCCGAGCGCGGATTTGGGATCGGGGATTTTCTGGACGGCGCCGGCGATGGGGAATGCACCGGGCGATATTGCGATCCAGAAACAGCAGTGGAACGCGGGCGCAGCGCGGGTGGACCGGTACGCGCAACTAAGGATCTATTTCTTCTTGCCCGAGGTGGAAGCATGACGCGGGCGGGGATGCGGCCAATCGCACGGCAAATACGCGCTTATTTCGCGCCGGTGGACAGAGTGAACGGGCCGACGGCGATTTTCGATCCATCGCAGGAGAGCGGTTTCCAACTCGATGCCCCGGCGGCGCCGTGGATCGATTTGGGATGGATTGACAACTTTCAGCGCACGAGCACATCGCAGATCGAGGCGTTGAGCGGCGGGACGGCGGGCGCGGTGTTGGGGCAAGCCCGGCACGCATTGGGAGCGCGCGTGGACTTCGAATTCCGCGACTGGGGAAAGTTGCAGATGGCGCTGGCGGGAGGCGCGGAGCACATGAACGTTCTGGCAACGGACCCGAGCGCATCGCCAGCGGGATCGGGTGGAATACCGCTGACGGCGGTGCCTTTGCTGGCGGGCTCGACGGCCGAGCAACTGGTGTTGGGAGCGGGTGCGATTGCAGGATTCCAGCCGGGAGACCTGGTGGCGTGCGATGTGGATTACGAGCAGCAAGTAGGGTATGTGGGCACGGGCATTGCGGCGGCATACGTCAAGAATCCGGTTGACGTGCGGCAAGATGCGAACTATGTGCGGCGAGTTACGTTCAACGTGGGGCGAGTGGCGCAGACGACGGTGACGACGTTGTTGCTCACGCAGCCGCTGCCGGGGGGAATGCCCGCGGCTGGGGCATCGGTGCAGAAGGTGATGGCGTTTGTGGACCGTGAAGGCGGGTCGTTTCTGCAACAGTGGTCGGGATTATTCGTGGCGGAAGAGGAATCGGGAGGGCGGGTATGTTTCTACTATCCGATATTGAGTCCGTGCACGGTGAAGGCGGAATGGGAACGGGAGAGCGCGATCGAGATCCAAAAACCGATCGGAGAGTGGGTGTTGCAGGCGTCGTTTGCGGCGCTGCCAACCGTGGATGGGAACGATGGAGCGTTGGTGCTGTGCTACCGGAGTTACTTTCCAGCGAGTGGAGCGGCGGTTTACTAA